TGATGTTCTTTGTGATCTTGCTGTTCGGAGTCTTGATGAACTCATTGATTTCCAACAATATCCTGTCAGAGCAGCAGAAATTGCCACCCGAGCCCGTAGATCTCTTGGAATAGGATACATTGGTCTGGCACATTATCTTGCCAAGAATCAAGCATCATACGACGAACCTGAAGCATGGAAAATTGTTCATGATTTGACTGAAGCATTCCAATATTATTTGATTCGTGCTACAGTTGACCTTGCCAAAGAAAAGGGTGCCTGCCAATACAGTGATCGTACTAAGTATGGTAATGGAATTCTTCCCATCGATACATATAAGAAGGATGTGGATGAGATTGTACCAAATGAGCTTCACTACGATTGGGAGCGTCTTAGGGAAGATGTTAAACAGTATGGAGTACGGAACTCAACATTGTCCGCACAGATGCCTTCGGAGAGCAGTTCCGTTGTGTCAAATGCCACAAACGGAATTGAACCACCTAGAGGATACCTGTCCATTAAGAAGTCGAAACAAGGGCCTCTTAAGCAGATTGTTCCACAATATGGAACACTAAAAAATCATTATGATCTTTTGTGGGATATGAAGTCCAATCGCGGATACATTAACATTGTTGCCGTGATGCAAAAGTTCTTTGATCAGGCAATCTCGGGTAATTGGAGTTATAATCCTAAGCACTACCCAAACAATGAGATTCCTGTTTCTGTTATGGCACAAGATCTTTTGACTACATATAAGTACGGTTGGAAAACCAGCTACTATCAAAATACCTACGATATCAAGACAGATGAAGTAGAAGAAACTACGGAGTCACTTGATACTTTAATTTCTCAATTAGAACAAGCAGAGGAGGAAGAGTGTGAGTCTTGTAAAATTTAAGACAAACAACGAGGATAGACCAAAAGTCGATTCTATGACTGTATTCAACGCAGAAGAAGTTGATACTAAAAAACAACCGATGTTTTTCGGTAAACCATTAGGTATTCAAAGATATGATTCTTACAAGTATCCAGTCTTTGACAAACTCACAACACAACAACTTGGATATTTCTGGAGACCTGAAGAGGTCTCCCTCCAAAAAGACCGTGCGGACTATCAGACATTACGCCCTGAGCAAAAGCACATTTTTACCAGCAATCTTAAGTACCAGATCATGCTGGATTCTGTACAAGGGCGTGGTCCTGGGATGGCTTTTATCCCTTACTGCTCACTCCCTGAGTTAGAAGCATGTATGGAAGTCTGGGGATTCATGGAAATGATTCACAGTCGTTCATACACACATATCATCAAGAACGTCTATTCAGATCCTTCAGATGTGTTTGATCACATTCTGACTGATGATCGTATCGTAGAACGTGCCATGAGTGTTACTCAGGCATATAATGACTTCATCAATGCTGCACACCAATATGATAATTCACAAGAGTGGGCACACGCATTAGAAGGAATCTCCTATGCACAAGACGCAAGATATGAACTCAAGCGCAAGCTCTTCAGAGCAGTTGCAAACGTTAATATTCTTGAAGGTATTCGCTTTTACGTATCCTTTGCTTGCAGTTTTGCTTTTGGCGAACTCAAACTTATGGAAGGAAGTGCAAAAATCATCTCCTTGATTGCTAGAGACGAGAATCAGCATCTTGCCATTACTCAGAACATTCTGAACAAATGGAAGTCTGGTGATGACCCTGAGATGCAGCAGATCTTCAAAGAAGAAGAGCAGTGGTTGATTAGTACATTTGAAAATTGTGTTAATCAAGAAAAACTTTGGGCAGAATATCTGTTTAAAGACGGATCTATGATTGGTTTGAACGATAAACTGCTGCAGCAGTACGTAGAATGGATTGCCAATCGTAGGATGAAGGCAATCGGACTTAAACCAATCTATGACATTCCTGCAAAGAATAATCCACTTCCTTGGACAGAGCATTGGATTTCTTCCAAAGGACTCCAAGTTGCACCACAAGAAACCGAAGTCGAATCCTATATCGTCGGAGGAATCAAGCAAGATGTTACCGAAAACACCTTTGCCGGATTTAGTCTCTGACTCATATGCAGCATATCGGGAGGCAGCCAAATCGGATGCCTTCCTTTTTGGCGATTATGATGGTTATAAAGCATTTGAAGATTTAGATAAGGAGGGTCAATAAGACCCTCTTTTTTTTATAAATACCTTTATCGGAAAACGTGTAGAAAAAATGAATTCCTTATCCCATAAAGAATACGAAAGTATTAAGTCTCTTTATGAATCAGTATATGATTCCTCAAGATTTGAAACCGTAATTGATGAATTTACTGATGAAGATCTTCTTGACAATTTCTCTGAAGAGTATATTGAAGAAAATGTAGAGCAACTCTTCATCGAATGTATGACAGAAGGGATGACGATTGATGAGGTAGAGGCTATCCTTACCGAATCCATTGAATCTTCTATTCGTCTTCTTAACGAAGATCGTTATGACTCTGCTGTTGCAGCGTCAAAGGCAAATTCACAGAAACCTGAAGTAAGAAAAGCAAATCGTAGAGAAGCACTTAAGAAAGTTGGTAGTGCTGTCAAGAAAGTTGCATCCGGCCTTAAGAAGGGTGCCAAGGTTGCTGGTAAGGCAGCACAAGGTGGTGTAGGACTGACTGCAAGGGCAGTAGGAACCGCTCAGAGAGCATCGGATCGTATCAAGAGTGCTGCTAAGAGTGGATATGAGAGAGGTAGACATGGATCTGGTGGATCCTCTAGCAGCTCTTCTTCTAGTTCTTCTGGTGGTAGTTCAAGTTCTTCTGGTGGTAGTTCAAGTTCTTCTGGTGCTGGATCCTCTTCTGGTTCTTCTGGTGGTGGGTCATCAAGTTATGCACCATCGCGTAAGAAGCGTAAGGATGGTCTTCTGAAGAGAGGACTGAAGAAACTGGTTAGAGGCGTTTCTAAGAGTGTCTCTGCTGCTGCAGGAGCAGTCAAAGCAGGTGCTGACTCTATTACCGATAGAGCAAGAAAAGAAGAACTGGAAGCAACCGGATTGTTCTCTGAGAAGGAGATTGAAGCAATCATGGAAGCAGAAGTGCAAGAACTCTACAAGGGCAAGCACGGTCAATCTGAGACAGAGTATATGGACTCTCGTTCAGATGCTGGTAAGCAAATCTCTGGCGATTCCAAACAATCTGGTGCTGCATACTCTCACCGTTCTTTCAAAGGTCAAGGCAAACCTGCTAAACCAGGTGAACGTCAAAAGATGCAGGGTAAAATGACTAAAGCTGATCGTGATGAGTTAGCTATTCGTAAGGCAGCACTGAAGAAAGAAGAAGTTGAAGAAGTTGATGAAGCACTAACTGGTGAACGTGCTAAAAAGGCACTCAAGAAACCAGGTGGAACCGCATATACCCGCATGGTAAGTGCAGATCCAGCCAAACGTGCTACAAGAGGTGGTCGTGGTGGTGAAAGTGATTTTGGTGCAGGTGATAGAGGCACCGGCAATAAGAGCAGAAGAAGACGCGGACTGCCAGTTGGTGATGAGGACTGATACAAAACTTACATAATTCTTTGAGAGGGCTTGACACCCTCTCTTTTTTTATGTAGACTAGGTTTGTCACGTTTAAAGATAAATAATAGCTCATTGAATTCTATAAGATGAGTTATGAAAATCCTTGGGAATATAATGGCAAGATTTTTGACTCTAATGATATTGGGGATTACTTTGGGTTTGTTTATCACATTACCAATAAGTTCAACGGTAGATCGTACATTGGTAGAAAGTATTTTTGGTCGTTTAGAAAACCACCAGGAAAGAAAAGAAAAGTAAAACAAGAATCCGATTGGAAGAAGTATTACGGATCTTGTCCAGAACTAAAAGAAGATATTAAAAAGTATGGTAAAGAGACCTTCAGTAGAGTTATACTGAGTTTGCATACGACGAAAGGTCTCTGCAACTATGAAGAAACAAAACAACTGTTCTTAAATAATGTCTTATCTGAGGCACTTGACAACGGCACTCCTGCGTTCTATAATAGCAACATTCTCGGACGCTACATGCGAAAAGACTATGGTAACTTTGGAAGATACTCTCTCAGCGACCCATCAGTGGGCAGTTGATAGAATGCACACTCTCTGCCAGATTGAGACCTATGACGTGTTAGAGTCAGTCGAGAATGCTCATGCGATTCAATCTGAGTTTGCCGAATGGCTTGACCCTAATACTGAAGACCATGAAATTTACTCACTCGAATATCTTGGAGAAGATGACTAATCCATTCACAATTGCAACTCTTACGGCATTTTTGATTCCTTTGTCTGTACCTCCAGTTGCTACTGCACCTCCTCCTGTGGAGCTTCCTGTAGTTAAGTTTGAAAAAACTTGGAAGTGTCCTGGGTGTACTCCCAATGAAAAGTACGTTTTAGCAGAACTTCAAAAACGTACTAAGATTTCTGATCGAAATGCACTATCAACTATTCTTGGAAATATTAAACAAGAAAGTAATTTTGTTGCAAATATTTGTGAAGGTGGTGCTCGCGTAAATTATAATCAGTGCCATAGTGGTGGTTATGGTTTGATTCAGTGGACTTCTGCTGGACGATATCGTGCTCTGGGCTCTTTTGCTAAAAAGTATGAGTGCAATCCAAGTACTCTGGCATGTCAAACACGTTTTATGATTAATGAAACGACATTTCAACAATACCTTCCTGAGTTCGAAGGTCGCGGACAAAGTATCAGTCAATACATGGTTCCCGCATATTATTGGTTGGGATGGGGTATTAAAGGATATCGCGAACAATATGCTTATAACTATAGTAAGAAACTAGTCCTATCATGACAAAATTTTTGAAAAAACTCAAAGAAATTATCGGTTCTCCAAAACAGGAAGTAGAAACACAAACTACACTCCTTCAAAAAAAGGCAGGTACTTATAAAGTTGAGTGTTCTGTTGATGATAAAAAAGTTCCTTGCGAAACTTTAAGTCAGCAATACCATAGTCCTGAAGCTCAGGGAACATGGTTTACTGGTGTTCCTGCACCAGTAGTTCTTTCCAACGATTCTTGGTTTGGAGATGTTACTTACAAGTCTCAGAAGCAACTTGATTATATGGAGAAAGAGACTGAAATGAAACGTCAGGAACGAGAGCAGAATTTTTCTGTTGAACCCGATGATATTCATCAGAAAATGTATGAGATTGCTACTAAGAATCAGAATACGACTCTTCATTTGAATTCTCCAGGTGGCTCCGAAAACTTTCATGAAGGACCTGGTGGTTGGAACTCTGGTAATGGTATGGGACAATTCTTATGAAAAAATTTATTCTTGCTATGATCCTTGCTGCTTCTCCTGCATTTGCGGGTGAAGAAAAATTAACTAAAGGATTCTATAGTATGGACGCTATGGGTTGTATGCTCCTTCGAGAATGTACCAAAGATGTTCAAAGAGTCGAAAGTATCGCAACTATTGCTGATACTTATCCCGATACTGATTATAGTATTATTGTTGACGAGTTCCACGACATGCTCGTTTCCCTTAATCAGATCGGAGTCAATGTGTTTCTAGCAGATGAAAAGTATTTTCCTGTTGGCCATCGTGGTGTTTATCATACTGTTGGTAACAACTTTTTTCTGAATAAAACTTATATGCGTCGTCCAGGAGTATTGATGTCTGTGATGCGCCATGAGGGATGGCACGTTGCTCAGGATTGTATGGCAGGAACTATCAAGAATAATCTGATTGCCATCATCAAACCTGAAGAAGATGTTCCTATGTTGTGGCGTGAAATGGTAAAACGAACCTATCCAAAACATGCACAACCTTGGGAAGCAGAAGCAACTTGGGCGGGTAAAACGGAAGGTATGACCCAAAAAGCCTTACAAAGTTGTGCCAAAGGTACGATGTGGACAGACTATGAACCAACTCCATTAACTCGAAAATATTTGGTGGAAGAAGGTTATTTGTCTAAATAATAACATTCCAACTAGGAAAAACCAGCCGAGGAGAGTCCTGCGAAACTCTTTAAGTGTTATAATGGTGGACTCTCTGTCGGGAAACAATTTTTACATATGTCTAACTTAACAAGAGATTTGTTAATCAAGACAATCGTCGCGACCGAGATGCAGACATGCGACAGTCCTGATTACACTCAACAATTAAAGAAAACATATCACAAATGGGAGCACGAATCTAGCACAGCTCTCTGTCATAGGTTCAATCAGATCCAACATACAAACATCACGGTAGATCTACTTAAACCATAAATAATGATGCCTCACTTTTTTATAAATGACAGATTCAAACCTGCCAAAGAAAGTGGAAACTAAAAAGGAAAATAAATTTGACTGGGCAGACGAAGGTCTGTCTGCGTTAGTGCGTGTTGTTATTTTATCGTGGTCTGCAGCAATTCTTACACTTAATTATGTAACTATTCCTGGTGTTCC